TCATAGAAATATGTTTTATTTGAATACATGCCAACCCTAAGAGATTTCATCAAATCAATATTCTTTTCAAAGTTATAATTTAAAATTTTAAAATCATTTACCACTTTATTTTGATCATTAATTTCTGTATAAAAATAATATGGTATGTTTTTTAAATCTGATGAGGATTCTCCTAGTTTTGCATTTGATACTAAATTATCAATGCTTTTGAAATTAAATCCATCTTTATTTTCAAAAAATAAAAATCCTGCGGTTCCTTTTGCCAATCCATCTTTATTTCCTCCAGAAACTCCTCCAGAATATTGCGGCATTGATTTTGGACACAACCAAGTTAAAATATGAAATGGTTTTTTCTGGTTTCCAATAAATGCATATGAATTTGCAGTTCCCTCTATATTTTCTTCTTTATATTTTTCAGTCTTTAAAACATCTTTTAATATACTTTCTACCGTTGTTTTGATATTCCCAGTATATTTCTTTTGACACCTTGCAGTTTCATTAGTTAACCCTTCTCTGGATACTAAACTCAATTTAAACATTTCCCTAGTAGTTGTTTGATTCATTCCACTAGCTTTATAAACATACATGGAATTCTCACCATCAAGTTCAAATTCACCAAATGCAGTATCTAAAGAAATTGCTACTCTTTCTCCTCCACGAATCGGTAGAATATTCAGTAAAGACGAACTATTAAATAAATGCATCTCCATAGTAACACAAGGAGATAAAATATCCTCAAAATAATCAATAAAAATTAGTGAGTTAGTAACATCAACTTTGGTTTCCCCATCCGTTGATTCTATTACTACTTGCTTAAAACTTAATCGTGATACTGCTACTGACATTATGAACCTGATAAATTAGTTAACAACATAGTTTTCATTAAACTATTTACCACTTGTCCTTCTGTTGGTCCTGGAAGAATAACTGTTCCTCCTCCACCACCTCCACCTGATATAATTACTGGTCTCTGGGGTGAAGAACCTCCACCAGAAGAACCCATCATAATTGGTATATAAGTTATAGAAGATTGTCCTGGTGCATTATATGCTGGGTATGATTCAACTGCTCGAACCATTTGATTAGTAGGAACACCCATAACATATTGTTGATATTCTTGTATTTGTTCTGGAGTCATTGAGTTAATATCAAATTCCGATCCACCAACTGCTCTTACTTTTTGCATTGATTGAATTTGTTGCAATATATTCTCACTGCCTTTATTTCCATCTCCAATAAATCTTGCTCCTTTGTATTTTTCCTGCAATGACTTCATTGAAGTTGTATCCATATTGGATACTTTTTCTACAGTAGCACCGGACTGCTTTGCTGTTTTTTCTATTGCTGCTCCAACACCACCTTGTTGTTGAGACGGTGGAACAATAACTACATTATATCCCTTACTCTTTAGTTCTTCAATAGATTTTTTAATATTTTCGGCAGCTTTTTTTGGATCAGTATCAGTATTTCCTGCTGTTATTACTGCTGTTGGTGCTCCAGATTGCATTCCTGCTGGTTTTTTGGAGACAACTTTTACATTTCCTCCAAATCTAAAATATTTGTCACCTTCATTATTTGGTATTGATACTGGTTTTCCACCTCTAAGAACTTCAAAATGAACGTGTGGTCCTGTAGATCTACCCGTACTTCCAACATTACCGATTACTGTTCCAGGTTCAATTGCCTGACCACTCTTAACATTTATTTTACTCATATGAGCATAAAAACTAGCAGTTCCTCCTGGATGAGAAACTGTTACCGAATAACCATAACCATCAATCCAACCTGCTTGAGATACTTTTCCTGGTTGAATTACACTTATTGGGAGACCATTTGGTCTTGGATAATCAACTCCACTATGCATCCTTCCCCATCTCCAACCATATGAAGATGAAACTTCTTTACTTGGTAATTCCCCCCCTTCTGCTCTTATATCTTGCAACTCTCCTGGCATCTCTTCTGGACTAGGAAGAATAGATGAATCTATACCATAATCCATTGGCATATCTTCTGCACCAGCAGCAGTCATAACAGACCTAAATGTTTGGTTGGCAAACTTTTCAAAACTATCAACAGTTTCTGAAAATCTTCTTAGAAGAGAAGGAACTCTTTTGTCATCTTGTGTTAGTGCTTTTTGACGTTCTTCCTGTGCCTTTAATCTTTCTTCTTGTTTTTTCTGTATGTCTGGTTTTCCTGATGTTGCTTCAACTGCTCTATCTGCAGCATAACCACCAAGTAGTCCACCTGCCATACTACCAAGAACAAATCCAACTCCTGGAATTGGAATAAGTGTTTGCCCAATTGCTCCACCCAGTAATGAACCAGCAAGAGAACCACCTGCTCCTGCTGCTGCTTTTCCTACACTTTCACCTTCCTTGAGACCAGTTGCAAAATCAAGTCCAGCAAAAATAGCATTTGCAATTCCAATTGATCTGAATCCACTAAATCTTAATTTTGAACCCAGAGCAGTTGGTGCTTTTGGTTTTCCTGCAGGACCTTTTGGTTTACCTACATCACCACCACCTGGGAAAAAGTTACTAACAAAACTAGCAGCATCAAATGCACCAGAAGCAAGATTTCTTAAAAGGTTTCCAGCAGAACCAAAATTTGATGCAATGTTTATATTTGCTAATTCTTTTATTTTATTTTGTTTTGGTAATTTTATTGATTCAATCTGCTCTACATTAATATCTAAAAAGTCAATTAAACCTTTATAACTTTTTTTTACCTCCGCAAAATTTTTATTGGAAGTATTTCCCATTGAGGAAATGGAATTAGCAGCAGCAACTAAGGGTGAAGAAATTGTTTTTGCCATTATCCGTCAACAATATTATAGATTATTTTTGAGTAAAGAATTAGGAAATTGTCTGGGTTTCCTGCAGGTAAAAATGGTGCAGTTGGACCTTGTGCTCCAGCAGGTGCCGCAGGACCAGAAGATGGGGATTGTGAACCAGAAGATTTCTGTTGTGGCATCTGTGTGCCGAAATCAAATGGCATCACATTTACACTTGGTGCTGCTTGGGATGGTGGTGGCTGAGCAACCTTAGTTGCCATATTTTTTAATTCTTCTCTCTTTTCTGGTGATAATTTCCAATCTGGTAAATCGGGACCACCTTGCCCTTTCACTTCAGCAACTTTAGTGGGTTGGTTTCCACCCCCCCTAATCCTCTTTAATTCGTTTATGACTACACTATATGATTTTCCAGCTTTATTACGATTGGCATATCTATCTTGATATGTCATTTCTGGTGTCCCACCAAGTTTTCTAGAATTAATTTCTCCCTGAGGAAGACCTCTCCAAGTTGGGGCAAGTTTTTGTAAAAATTGTTCCTCTGTTATTTTCCCAGACAAAAACTCATTCAGTCCATGACTTGATCTAAGTTCATTTAAGGTAATAGCATCTTGAACTTCTGGGGTAAATTTAGTATTTGCATCAAATCCAGCTCTCTGTGCTCTTTCTAAAAGATATTGTGGCATTTGTTGATATCTACCAATCGCTCCTCTTGCATTTTTAGATAACCACCCAATAGTTTGTTCTGTTGCTTTTCCTGGAGTTTTTCCTGCACTTGTATTAAAACTATCATATCCTTCCGGACCTTGTTCAACAGAGGCAATTAAATCTAAAACTCCCTTTTCTCCAGTTGTTGTAACTCCTGGTTTTCCAGTGGGACCACCAGGAGCAGTAGAAGGACCACCACCAGGACCAGTTTTAGTACCACCTCCCCCACCTCCTCCTCCACCAGAAGTTCCTCCAGACTTATCATTAGAACCTTTGATTAGACTATTAACTGCAGAAGTAAATGAATCAACAATTCCACCAAGACCCTCGACTAATCCTCCAAGGAATCCTGGTTGCTGTTGAACGGGTGCAACTCCTGTATCAGAAAGAGCATTAACTACACCTGCTCCTGCTGCTAATCCACCAGCACCAAGTGCAAACATCCCACCTTTTTTCATTAAGTTCCCCATTCCTCTTGGGGCAGTTTGTTTTAATCCTTGTTCGGGAACCTTTAAATCAATATTTAATCCTGGACTTCCGGATGGTGATGCTTTAGGAAGATTTGATAATTGTCCAACTATTTTATTAATAGTATTTCTAATTAGTTTTGCTACTTCAAAACTATCTGTAAATATTTTTTGTAATGACTTTAGATTTGAATCTAAATTATCTAAATTTTTCTTACTTGCAAAGAATTGAATAAAGTCTAAAGCACCTTTGAAAACTTTTAAGAAGTTTCCAAGAATTCCAGTTGGTTTTGCGTCATCAACTTCAGAAACTTTTTTTCTATATTCTTCAACAAGTTTAGTTATAGTAGAGTCTGCCTGTTGAGTTATATTGGTAACAGCAGACTGTAATTGTGTTATATTATTTTCTTGCTTTGTGTAAAGAGGTTGTATCTCTCTAGTTACCTCTGAACGAACCTGCTGTACTTTTGCATCTACATTTTTATTGGTTATATTAGTTACACTTTCTATCTGGCTAGAAACCTGACTAAGAATATTTGAAGAAATTGTGTTAACAATTGAACTTAAATCAGGTGTTACTGGTCTAACAGATGCTCTTTGAAAACCTACAACATTATTTGCCGCACTAGAAACAACAGAACTCCCAAGTGGAGCACCACCAGAAACAAAGTTCTGAAAGGAATCCAGAGATACTCTTCTTCCTCCTACAATTTTTTCTGGTGATAGCAGGGAACTAACTGGCATTTGCTTGTTGTTGTTTCAACTTTTCTTCTTCTATATGCTGTTGCAATAATCCAACGTAAATATCACGTTCCCAAGGCATCATATTTTCAATCTCAGTCAATGAGTATTTATGGAACTGCATCAAGGCAAAGTTAATTCTAAAATATGACTCAAGTTCCATATGAGCCATAATTAACCGAAAAAACTTGTTAGTCCTTCCAACTTAACTGTATTTTCAACACCTGTTTTTGGATTTTTAACAGTAATCGTATGAGATAATTTTGGCATTGTTTCAAAGAAAGTTTCAATTAGTTTAAATTGGTTAGAATTCATTTGTTCTATAAACTCAACCAATTCTTTCTTCGTACAATCTGATGCCGCCCAAGAATCTTCATCATTGTAAACCATATCAATACAAGATGCAATGATATCAAAAGACTTTTCGATATTTGACTCACTTTGTGCTGAACTAAAATCAAAATTATTTTTAATGAATTGGTCTAATGATGGATATTTCATCCTCAAAATCAATTTACTATCAAGATGTATATCTACCTTATGGTTGGGGTCTTTATGTACTTTTACTTCATCAATATAAACAGTAACGGGAACTTGAGTTTCTCCGTCATCATAACAAGTAACAATTAAATCAATACTCTCTCCAACAGATTTGCCTCTGACATTTAAGAAAATATATTCAATATCAAAAGTTGGGAGTTCCTCAACTTTAATTCCCTTTGTAATAATACACTCTTTTAGCACCTGCTTAATTGCAGTAGTAATTTGTTTTGTATCTTGACTTTCTAATGCAAGAATAAGTATTTTTTCTTCTCTTACTAAAAATGGTCTATATTTTATAGTCTTTCCAGATGAAGGCAAATCCAACTCATATGTTGGAGCAGATATTTTTGGTAATGGCATAATAACCCATAAAAAAATCAGTTATTAGTATTTATGGACGTATCGTTCCTTCATTTCTTTCGATAACGTATCTTGAATAGTCAAATGTCACGGTAGTTTTTGTTATTGTTGAACCTTCATATGATAATGGTAGAGCAGTAATATTGGTAGGAAAAGCATCAATCATTCTATAGGTTATAGTGGGAAGATTTCCAAGTGCTCCTCCAGAAGTTCCTGGCTGTTCCCTAAAATTTCTTTCAAATTTGGTTATAGAAATAATTCTCTTATATGTGTTTGGGTATCTTACTTTAAAGAAATTGTCTCTATCCTTTGCTCCTCCCTGCCCTTTATCTGATACTGGATATATTCCACCAGATGTATATACTGGATTTATATAATTCATCCACTCTTCAAATAATCTTATTAATCGATAATCATTATCGACATAAAAAGTCATCGTAAACTCTGGATATATTCTTCTCATTGGGAATTTCTCAATTACTCCTTGACGACTTCCCGATTCTTCGGTAACGTCAAAAGTTGCTCCAGGGAGAGATGCCTCTGAACAAAAGAAATCATAATATGTATTTTGTGCTGGATCTCTAGTTAAATTTGCATCTTTTAACCAAGTCATTAATTCAGTGTCACCACCATCCAATCCACCTTGCCCATTAGTCAAGTGTAGAGATACTTTAAATTGACTTGTTTGAGATAAGGCACCAAAAACATCTATTGCTCCAGCAAGAGTAGGATTTACTCTAGGCAAAGTTGTTGACATATAAAGTGGACCAATCTCAGGATATCCTGCTCCTTGTCCTGCCATCGGATAAATATTCTTTAAGAAAACATCTATACTATGTATGCCACATAAAGACGATTCTGGATATAGACAAGGAAAATTTAGACCATCAAAACCAGAAAAGTATAAAGGTGATCCAACTAATATAGTTTATCGATCATCTTATGAATTGAAATTTATGCAATATTGCGATCTTACAGAAAGTGTAAACGAGTGGAGATCTGAAGAATTTTTTATACCATATATTTCACCAATTGATAATAAAGTTCATAGGTATTTTCCTGATTTTTTTGTTAAGTACAGAGATAAAAATGGTATTCCTAGAACTTTAGTTGTTGAAATAAAACCACAAAAAGATTTAAATATGCCAGAACAAAATCCAAAAAGAAAAACTAAG